TTTAATCGACAAACCTCCCTGCCCCGCTAATTCTGAAGCAGTCTGAAGCCATAAACCCTGAGTAGCTGCTGAATTAGATATTACACCTAAATTATTACCGCTTCTAATTGTTCTTTTAAAGTATCCGTTATTAAAGTTTTCTAATATATAATCATTATTAGAATCTCTTATAATCAAATTTCTTTGACCTAAACTAGTATTATGACCCTTAAAAGTAATAGTATCTGTTAAAGTAGCTACCCTTGCACTTCCTACTGTGTCATCTGATGTATATATAGAACCTCCACCTAGCCCCGCCCATGCAACTCCGTTAAAAGAAAGAAGGTCGTTTAGCGTTTCATCATAGCATAAACTACTTTTTTGAGGCGTTATAGCATTCCAGTCAGTACCGTCATACCTAACCCAATCATTAACAGAAACACTACCCCAATCAGCGTGAACACTTGCACCACTAGACAATACATAAATATCATTAGTGTTAGATGTTGGAGGAGCTACACTAGCATCTACAAAATTAAGAGCAGCGGGCAAAAGCAACTCATCAATACTTTCTAAAACCCCTTGCTCATTTTTCCATGAATAATCACCATTATTAGCATCGCTAAACCATTTAGGATTATGTATGTCTGCTGAAGCAGTAATATTTTTGTGTAAAATTGGCATATCTTAATAAAATATAATTCCTTTTTTATTTACTTGTGGAGGGTTATCGCAGTCATCAAACAATGGAAATTTTGTAGAATCATTGTCTTTAGCTTCTTTAATGTACTCCACCATGTCTTTTTTCCAAAAATCAGCCTTGTTAATATAAAAATCTCTTGACTGTGAATACTCAAAGCTACGAGCTTGATTAGACAACTCTGTATCATTCTCCATAGCGCCTTGATTAGTCAACTGTGTATGTATCTTAGAATACACCTCATAGACGATGTAATGAGCTAACATAGGTTTTATAAAGCTATCTACTATAATAGTATTATCAGCCGTTAAAGACGCTCCTTCTATTTGTGTTAGAATCTCATTATAAAAGTATACACCTAAAACAGGTTTAACATACTTTCTTTGGCTTGTTAAAATGTAATTATCGAAATACGCAGTATCAAAATAATTATCATTTATTGCCTCAGTGCTTACCTCGCTTGAGGTCATTATTTGTGTGTTATACGCCATCTTCTGCCTCGTTTTCTTCGTTAGTATCTATGTTATTTACAGCGTTTTGATTAACGAATAAGTCACCTCTTTCATCATCTAACTCAACCATACCTAACATCTTACGAGCTTCGTTAATAGTTATAACACCATTAATATCTACTCTTTCTGAGTTGCCTACTGGGGCTACATTAAGAATACCAACTTTAATATTACTCCATTTAGTTTCTCTAGCTAATATTTTATTAAGCATATTTAATAAAAGCTCTTGAAAGTCAGGAATAATAACACTATTCATAAACTTGTCGTATTCGTCTTTTATTTGTTGGTTACTTCCTAGCTTACCTGCTGTTTCTAACCCTGCTAAACTCGCTGTAATTCTATGAGCTGTAATAATAGATTTAACAGCTAATTGAGATAACTCTAAAAACTCACCATCTCTTTCCCTGTCGAACTCTTTAACGCTTGCAGCTTGTTCAGGGCTATCTAAAAGCTCTACTAAAAACTTATCATTGTTAGACTCACCTGTAAATTTTTCCTTGATCTTGTCTACATAAGTCTGAGCATTCATACCGTCTGGAACTTCCCCAAACATTTGAATTAACACACTAGGAAAAAACCCATTATCGAACTTATCAATGTTATACTTTGACATTCTGTATTCTATATCAATCCAATCTAAAGCACCGATATAGTCAGGTAAACCGTAGTAATTAAACTCGGGATATTTACGCATACCATGAATTAAATATTCATTTCTAACCTTACCGCCATAAAAAGGTATTTCGTAAACAGGGTATTCATGTGTAGGAGTATTGTTTAATCTAATATCTCTCCAAAAGTTAGATAAGTAAGCTGTTTTAGTATCTTTAGACTTTCTTACTGTCGTAGCGTCTTCTGAATATAAAGCAGTGTAATCACCACTCTTTTTAACATGAGGGTAGTAATTACCAGTAATAACAAAAGACTGTACCCACTCACAGAAAACATCGTATAAAGAATGGCCTTCGGGGTTAACTTCTTTACACCACTCTTTAAAATCATCTGGTAAGTCATTATAATTAACAGGCTCTCCGTCTACCATAAAAGTAAACTCTTTACCCTTAATAAAAGTTATCTTTTGGTTAATAATACTTGAGTGAGTTGATGATCTCCTAGCTCTTTTTGCTAAGTCATTAACATAAACATTATCACTATCCTGAAAATACGGCACCCAGTTAGCAAGTATATTTTGATTGGGAGCTTTCTCCTTTTTTATAATAGGTGTACTAATAGGGTCAGACTTAACCGAACTAGCCTTAATATTATTAATCTTCTTCTGGCTCATCTTTTACCTCTTCAATTTTAACAACATTAGTAAACCCTGCTGAATGTAATTTTCTTAAATCCTTTTGGCTTGTTTTCTCAGTAAGGCAAATAACACCCACCTTACCAGTTATTTTCTTACCTATAAACTCAGGCTCTATAACAAAATACTTTTTCATATCAAATAAAAATACTAAATATTTTTTACATATAAACAAAAAAAGAGGGTAAAAATTTACCCCCTCCATTTATCGCTCGGTTAAAAGCTTAGTTAAAAACTATTTAAGAACCAAAAGAAACTGTACCGCTAGAGTTAGTATCAATTGAACCTACAAACTCTCTAAGAAGTTGTGCTTGCTTACCAGCAAAAGTTACAGTGTAACCGTTCTGCCCTTGTAATTCAGCCTCTAAAACTTCTGAAGCCATAGCGTCAACTGCTGCATCTTTCTCCATAATTTCATCCCATCCTAAGATGAATGCTTTATTCTCTGAAGTTTCTTTATTGTAAGTTTCGAAAACAACTACAAGTCCACAAGACTCTACATAAGAGTTAATTCCTGCTGCTTTAGTCTTCTCCATTTTTGGAGCGAATACCTCTAAAGAAGTTTCATAAGAAATACTTCCGTTCTCTCTTGACCCTTCAGAAGAGTATAATTTAGTTTCTAGTTCTCCTTCGATTTCATACCATTTATCATCTGTAGTACTTAAAGTAACAGCAGTGTAAGAATGGTCTGAACCTGAAGCAGTAAAACTAGAAATATCGTCTTTGTTTATAACGAATACACGCTTAATACCACCGCGTCTGTTTTCATCGTTACAAGCTAACAAAATATCTGTTGAAATTTCTGCCATTTTAAAAAATTTTATTAATTAAAAAAATGCCCTCCCGAAAGAGGGCTTATGTTTTTAGTAGTAGAAAGAAATTAATTCTCCGAATACAAACTGAGCACCCATTTTGTATTTAGCAATAATTTTCAATAACTCATCGTCATCATCATTACTTCTAAACTTCAATTGAGAACCTGCGTCAGCAACATCAGTACCAATAACTAAGTTATCGTTTACTGTGTAAACCATCATGTTCTTTCCTATGTCAATACCGTTACCTTGTGAGTTAGGGTTTGCAGCGTCAGCTAATTGAGTATCCCATCCAGCGATCTCAACAACTGGAATACCTCTGAAAGATAAAGACTGACCATCTTTAAGTAACTGAAGACCTAAAGCATTACCAGTACCTAATTGCTCGTAAGTAGTCATTAAGTTGTCTACGATAGTAGCAGTAACTCTGAAAGACTTCGCGCTATTTGGCATTTGTCTCAATACTTTAGTTTGGTTTTCGTAAGCAGACTTCATAAGCTCGTAAGCTCCGTCAGCTACTAAATCTCCATCAGTATTTTCAACGTTAGCAATATCAGTCATTTCAACATACTGTCCTAACTCTGAGTTATCAGTAACAAAATGCTGAATTAAACCGTCAAACTGTGCGTAATCAGCGTCAGCAGCAGTAGAAGCAGAAAACCAAGCCATACGACCGTTATCGTCAGCGATAGCCTCAGCAACTCTTTTTCTTGCAACCTCACCAACAACAGTAGAAGTTAAATCATCAATAGAAGTACCAGAACCGTAAAACTCTTCAAAGATAGTACCGTAAAAAGCATCACCACACTCTTCTAAGTTTACTTTAAGTTTCTCAACTTCTAAAGTTCTATCAGATACCGAAGTAACACCACCAGTAGCAGAAAAACCACAAGTTGAATACTTTCTTACAATTTTTGTAAGAGTTGAGTTAAGGTACATGTTAGCCTTAACTTTAATGTTAGGAATAACTCTGATTCCTGCTAAATCATCGCTTCCCTCTTGTGGAGCGAATAAGATCTCTGTAAATTCTTTTCCTGCATAAGTAGAGGAAATAGATTGTGTAATAAAATTTGCCATTTTTTAAAAAAATTAATTATTAAGCTTTAAATGAAGATTTTAAAATGTTAAGGATAGCAGCACCTAAATCATCAGCCTCTTCAACTTTAGCTTCTGGGTTAGATACGTCTTCTTTAGCCTCTAGTGGCTTTCTTGACGCTTTAGCTTTATCCAATTCCTTTTTTAATTCTGCTAACTCTGAAGCGTGTGCCTCTTCTTTAGCAATTACTTCAGCTTTAATCTCGGCCATCAATTCAGACTTAATAGCTTCAACATCAACTGAATCCTTAGGCTCTTCAGTCACTTCTTCAACTACTTCTTCAGCAGCCTCTTCAGTAACTTCTTCAGCCTTTACTTCAGCCTCTTCTTCAGCTTTAACTTCTTCTTTAACTTCTTCAGCTTTAACCTCTACTTCTTCAGTAACCTCTTCAGCTACCTCTTCAGCTTCAGCCTTAACTTCTTCTTTAAAGAAAGCCATTAAATGCTTTAAAAAAGACTTCTCTTTTTGTTCAGACATATTTATAGATTTAAAATTAAAATTCTTATAACCGTATTTATCCGCTTCAGCTTTAAAAGCACTAGCGTAAACTTCTTCATCTTCGTAAACAGAATTAATGAAACCTAATTCTTTTGCTTCTTCTGCAAATATCCAAGTTTCAGCCGCCATCATATCTTGAACTTTAGACAGTTCTAATCCTGTAGCGTTAGCGTAAACCTTAGCGATTTTAAGATTTATCTTATCCATTAATTCAGCTTGTTTTTTAAGCTCTTCAGTGTATGCTTCAATCTCTTCAGAGTTCATACCCTTACTAGATACTACAGGCATCCAAGCATTGTGAATCATAATTACGCTATTCTCACTCATAGTTGGTAATTCATCACCAGCTAAAGCGATAACACTGGCAGCACTAGCAGCCATACCTTCAATACGAACGTTAACTTTTTTATTTAAGTTCTTGAAATAATCGTAAATAGCAAACCCAGCGAAAACACTTCCACCACCTGAATTAATTACTAATTCTATTTCATTAGCAGCAGATGCGCTAACTTCTCTTATGATTGATTCTAAGCTAATCTCAGAACCTACTTCCCCTTCTAAACGTAGTGATAAAATACCCATTAGAAACTAAGATACAAAGCGACTTAATAAAGTATATGTAATTTTTTTACAGAAAATAACAAGACATAAAAAAAGAGGGCTATTAACCCTCTTCTGATAACCTAAAATTTAAAAAATCAATGCGTTATGAAAAAACCATCTAAGGCAAATATAACTATTATTTAGTTTTTAAAACTACTTTAATTATTAAATCCGTTGAAACCTCATATTTAATAGATAACATAGCGTAAATATCGGACATACTGTTTAACGGGTTCTTTCTTAGTATATTGTAATCTTCTAATATGCAAATATTTCTAACCGCTTTTTTATGTATTAAACCCTTCTCTAATAACATACTAACAGCGTGTCCGTTGTCAATAGCTCCGTTTACTTCTTTTAGTAAAGATTTATAAAACAATTCGTCTAAGTCGTTAGCACTCATTTCCAAGTTGTTATTTGTGAAGCCCAGAACGAGCAAAGGTTTCTTTTACAACGCCCACAAGATAATTTAAAGTTTTTATCTACGTGTTGAATAAATAAATCGCTTAAGTAATTTAACGCTAAAGTGTCAGGGTTAATTCTGTTTTTAACCAATGGTAAATATTCGATAACTTTTTGCTTTTCTTCGTTTGTTAGCTCCATCTTTTGTCTGGACATTTTTCGTTCTTAAAAATAACTTTACTTGTAACAATGCAACCGCATAAATTACACGTATCATTTTTTTTATGAATACACGAATTACAAAATAAAAGTCTTTCTTCTTTTTGTTCTTTAGAAACTATCTCAACACCTTTTGAATTTAAGTTTTTTAACCAACCGTAAACCAATGATAAAATTTTAATCATACTCAAATATAACAATTATTTTCATTGTTATTATTATTATCATTATTAGTTGTTGTTATTCGTTTGTTATTCGTTTGTTATTTGATTGTTAGCTGGTTTGTTATCTACGTTTTCAAAAACCTTATAACTTATTAGAGATTAGATAATTATCTTTGTTATTTGTTTGTTGTTTTGCGTGTTGGTTTTTTCATAAAAAAAGGGAGAGTGTTAAAAACTCTACCCTTTGTATTACGTGATAAAATAACGTTTTTACCCAAAACTTGCCTCACTCTGAATATTGCTAATCTTTATTGCCTCAGTAGTTGTATCAGTAGCGACGTTCTGAACTTGAATAGCACCTATCGAACTTATTACAGCACTAGCAATTTCATCTCTTAAACCACTTGTATCTATTGAAGAATTTTGAGTTATTCCACCTTGTGCAAAGTAACCACTACTTACATTAGGACTAGCAAAAGAAATACCTCCACCCGCTTCATTAATAGCGGATAATAAAGGTTTAAACATAGCTGTACTTCGTTTATTAATAATTGCTTCACCCCCTTCAGCTTCTTGATTATTACCTAAGTCAATACCCCCGTTAGCATGGGATGCACCTTGCAAAATACCCCCATCTTCAAACTTTTGGCTAGCTATAACGCCAACCTGAGTGGCAGTAGAAGCACCTACTAAAGCTAAACTAGCAGCACCTAAAGGAGTAATAGCACCTATACCCCCTAATTGAGCTATTGTTTTTGTAATAGCTAAAGCACCATTAGATAAAGCTTGAGCAATGTCTAATCTTTTTTGTTTTTCAAATGCTTTACGCTCTATTTTCTCTCTTTGCTGCTCGAATTGCTGTTCATTTATAAGCCCTTGCTCTAGTCTTGCATTTAAGTTATCTAGTTGCATTTGTTTTTCACGCTCTAAACGTCTTTTAGACACATCTATTAATGCGTTAGCGGTCTGATTAGCTAAGTCGATAGCTTGTGCTTTTATTTGTTCAGCTAGTAAAGCTTCTTGCTGTAATTTATCATTAGCCTCTTGTGCAAACCTATCCGCTTCATCTTCTTGCTCTTTATCTCTAAGCTCGCCTAATTTCTTACTATCTTCTAATAGGAAATCAAATTTATCTTTAGACGCTTTTTTATAGTCTTTTTCGTTAAACTCTACCGCATCATCTAGCTCATCAAAATCATCATCTTCTAACTCTTCCAAAGATAATTTGTTAATTTGCTCTTTAGTAAGTTTTAACTTTTTTAATTCTTTATTAAGGTTTTTTGTTTCTTCTGACTCTCCTTTTTTAGCCTCTACTACCTCATTAGAAACGTTTTTATCCTTAATAGCAGCATCAACAGCATCACCTAAGACTTTTTGATACTCCATGCGTATCTTAACCTGCTCATTAATAGATTCTAACTCTTCTTCGTCATTTGTTTCTTTAGACGCTTGAATTAACTGTTTTACTATATTTAACTGCTTTAACCTTTCTTGATTTAATGCTTTTGAGTTAGAAATATTGTTTTTCATGAACTCTTCTTGTTCATTTAGTTGATCTAAAAGTTTTTGCTCTTCTTCTGTTGCTTCACCAGTTAAAAGCAGTTTTAAAGAGCCAAATCTGTTTAACTTTCTCAGGTTGTTTATTCTGTTATTTGCATCAACAACAGTGTTAAGAATCTCAGAAAGTGATAACCTAACCTCTTTTAGTACATCTTCTGATCCTTCTCCCATAGTTAAAAGTAATCCTTCCCATGCTGAATCTAACTTTTTAGCAGCACCTTCTGCAGTATCCCCTACAATATCAGCCATTTTCTGAGCCTCTCCCGCACTATCTTTAAAAGCTTGTGTAAGGTTACCTAATTCTTGGCTTTGGTCTGCAAATATCTGTAAAGCCTTTGCTCCTCTATCACCCACTAACTCAGTTGCTGTACCTAGTTTATTTGAGGAATTAGCGACTTTATCCATTGCCTCATTTAAGGTTAACCCTTTTTTGTTAAGCTCTATAAAGACTCTGTTTAATTGAGTTCCTGCAATACTACCACTGATACCGTTTTTAGCTAATAAAGCAAGTTTAGCGGTTGTATCTTGCACACTCTCTCCTACTGATTTAGCCGTAGGAGCGACTAACTTCATAGACTCCCTAAACTTCTCTATGTCTAAAGGACTGGAGCTGAAACTTTCAGCCATTAAGTCTATTACCTTTTGTGAATCCGTAGCTTGTAACCCAAAAGCGTTAAGTGTTGACGCTGCTACTTCTGCGGCTTCCGCTAAGTCTATTCCTGTTGCTGTTGCTAGTTGTAAAGTAGCGTCTGTTGCTGCCAATATTTCACTAGTAGTAAATCCTAGTTTAGCAAACTCTTCTTGAAGTTTTCCAACCTCTGACGCTGTAAATTGTGATGCTCTACCTAAGTTTTTAGCTGAGCTAGTAAGCAGTTCCATCTCTAAAGTAGTAGCGCCTGTAACGGCTTTTACTTTTGCCATTTGCTGTTCAAAACCTTCTATAGTTTTTATTCCATCACCTATTATTTGGAATAACTTTTGCACACCAAACATACCAACAAAAGCCCCACTGATAGCTGTTCCTAACCTAGCAAAGCTTTTACCTAGTTTTTTGGTAAAACTATCTAACCCTAAAATACTTTCTCTAGCCACTAACATCTCACGTCTATTAGCTTTTAGCTTAGTGTTAATTTTAGCTATTTCTTTACCGTATTGGTTAAGTGATATAGTACCGTTCTTTAATGCTTTATTAAGTTCAGTTCTTCTAGTAGTTAACTTTTTAACCTCGGATTCTAATTTAGCAAGTTTCTTTTGCTGTGCTTCAGTTCCTTGTAAATCAACCTTTATTGCTATTGTCTTTGCCATAATTATTATTTAAATACTTGATCTAATACATTAAAAGTACTTCTACTTCTAGTTTCGTTCCATACCTCTACAAGAAAATTACCATCTTCTATGTAAATAGGCTCTATTGTTTCTTTAGACGCATTATCATCACTACTATTATTATTACCCTGTTGTGATTCGTCTATCTCTACACTACCTAAATTTTCAAACTTAAATAAGCTTACTTTAGTTAAACCATTATTTATAGGGTTAAAATCTTCTACTCTTTCAACTAAATAATAACCTTTAGCCTGTGCGGGATCGTCAATATAAACTAACTTTCTAAAATCAAGATTATCTATGTCAGTACTATTTAAGTTAAAATAAGCTACTAATCTACCGCCCTCTTCAATGTTTTTCAACATGTTAGAATAGTAAGTATTGAATAGCCCGTCATCACCAGTAAAACTTAAATTTATTGGTGCATCTGTGTTATTATAGCTCTCAAATATTGCGTAGGGTATATTTAAAAAACTTACCTGACCTTCAAAAGAAATTCTTCTATAACTAGAATCTAAATTCCTTTGAACACCATTATTAAAGTTAAACACTCTACAATTATAACCGTCTATTCTTTCTTCTGGTAGTTTTTCATTTGTTATATATTCATTCCAATACTTTAAAGTAGTGAAAGGGCTCTCATTTAATGGCGTTGCTTCAGTGGCTTCATGAGCATAACTAGCACTAAATAAATCTAGTTTTATCTTAGTAGTTCCCTCACCAAATCTATTAGGTAATTTGTGAGTATATTCCCCGTATTTTCTCTTATAAGTCTTTTCCCATCCTTTTAACCACTCATCACTATCTAAGTCTTTATAAGAAAAGGTTAAATTACGCTTATAAGAGCTTACATAATCAATTTCATACATTTTAGATAGGTCTAGCTTATTAGACCAATCCAAAGCTTCTGTAGTGGCTTTAAAAAAGTTATTTCTAGGCTCAAAGTATATAGTTTTAGTTTTAATGTCAGTCCAGTAGTAAATATTAAACATTCTAGTAAAGTCATTAATAACATCTATTAGCTTAATATCATCTGGGATAACATCTGTTAGGTTAAAATCATCACCCTCTACCAATTCAAAACTTCTTTGAATCTCTATAAAACTACCAACAGCTATTTTACCTGTTATGCTAGTTGTAGGACCTTCAATATTATATTGTTGAAAAAACTTTACAGAATCACCATTTTTTAAAGATAAGCTAAATGTTATTTCTGTAGTTCCATCACCGTCTAACTTAATTCTGTATTGTTTTTCACCACTTCTATACGCTTCAGAACCATTAACTTCCGCAGATGATACTAAGTATGCTACTGTACTAGGTTGTGTAAAACTTATATCATAAGTATTAAAAACTTGCTTAAAGGTATACCTTCCGCTAGTTGGTGCGGTATATTCACTTGTAGCAGTGTTATAGTTATTATTAGCGTCATTATTAGGAAAAGTAGAGTCATCTTGGTACTCCATTTGTTGAGGTATAACAGTTAAAAAGTCAACAACATTAGTTGATGCTCTAGTTTTAGACTCATCTACAACAGTTTGAGATACTTTCATATCTCCATTTAAATCACATGCTAATTTTTTTACGTTATCATCATTTAAAAAAGTACTGTTTATATTCCAACCTAAATCGTTTAACCCTCTTTTTAATATATTGCCTAAATAGAAACAAGGAAAGTATTCCTCTACTTCTGAATCATTTGATGGGCTTTGTCCCCCCCTTGAAATATAAGGATAACAATGGTCATAACTATCAGAGTCTGACTGATTAGCATTATTTATACTTGTTTTATTATAAACTTGTGCATTATTTAAAAAAGGTATTTCGTTTACTTTTAATTCTGATGCCTGCTTAACCCAGTCAATATTATTACCAAAAAACACTAACTCGAAACTGTCTACATCAAAACCGTTATAACTTTTAGATACCTGAACAAACCCTTTTTCAATCTCATTACCGTTAACCATAATAATACATGGTTTACGTCCTAAAGCATCCCTATAGTCCTTTCTACTGTTTATATCATCGGTATTAGATAATAAAACAGAATTGTTTTTAGTGTTAGGTACTTTAAATGATTTAGTATAAGTACCTGTTCTTGTTTTTAAATTATCAAGATTTACAATACCCTT